AAGAACCTAATCAAATTATTTATGCCACAAGAGAAGATGGAGAATTAGTTGGATTAACATATCAAAGAGAGCAACAAGTAACTGCTTGGCACAGACATATTTTTGGTGGAAGATTTGGTATAGCAACATTAACAGTTTCTGATTACGCAAACATTACAAGTGGAACTAAATTAACTTTAACAAAATCAGATGGCACAACTGTAGACTTTACTTCAACAACAGGAACTGCTGGAACCAATGAATTTAAAACTGAAACTAACAACAATACTACAGCAACTAATTTAAAAACTGCAATCAATGCTCACGCTGATTTTACTGCAACAGTAGCAAGTGCAGTAGTAACTGTTACTGAAACAGCACATGAAGCAACAGGATATTTAACTATTAAAAGTTTTGATAGCACAAGATTAACTGCAATAAGTGAAGGTAAGGCAGTAGTGGATAGTGTAGCTGTTATTCCTACAGACGATAAAGAATATCAAGCATGGGTAATTATTAAAAGAACAATTAATGGTGTTACAAGAAGATATGTAGAATATTTAAACGAACTTGATTTTGATGAAACAGATAATACATCATTTAATTTTTTAGATAGTGCGTTAAGTTATAGTGGTAGTGCTGCTACAACTATTTCTGGATTAGATCATCTTGAAGGACAAGTTGTTTCAGTATTAGCGGATGGTGCAACACACCCTAATGAAACTGTAAGTTCTGGTGCAATAACTTTAGATCGTTCATCAAAAAATGTTAAAGTAGGTTTAGCTTATACATCTTTATTACAAACTATGAGACTAGACGCTGGATCACAAGATGGTACATCGCAAGGTAAAACTAAAAGAATATATGATATTACAGTTAGAATGTATGAAACAATAGGTATAGAAGTCGGACCAAACTTAAATGATATGGAAAGAATACCTTTTAGATCTTCTGCTAATTTAATGGATGAAGGTATACCTCCATTTACAGGAGATAAAGAAGTAGAATTTAGAGGAAACTACGAGACAGATGGTTTTATTTATGCTAGACAAACTCAACCTTTACCTTTTACAATTTTATCGTTATACCCAAGGTTAGTAACAAATGATGGATAACATACTACATATAGTGCCTTATACTGCACAGCATGGACAATTTATTTTATCTCAACAAATGAATCATAAAGTATTAGAAGCAGATAGACATTATATTAATGTTGATGGTGATGCTAAAAACTTAGTACAAGATCATTTAGCATTTACTGGTATTGTTAATCATGAACCTATTTTTGCTGCAGGAATGAAAATAGTTTGGGGTCAAGTTGCTGAAGGTTGGGTAATTGCAACAAGTGAAATGTGGAAACATCCTTTAAGTGTAGCTAAAGCAATTAAAAAAGATTTTGCTAGAGTTGCAAAAGAAAATAATATTACTAGAGTTCAATCTGCAATAAGAAAAGATTTTTCTGAAGGTCAAAGATTTGCAGAGTGGTTAGGTTTAGAAAAAGAAGGTTTGATGAGAAAATGGGGATTTGATGGATCAGATCAATATATGTATGCGAGGTTATTCTAATGGGTTGGGTAACAGCAGTAACATCAGTAGTAGCAGCACAACAAGCGTCAGCAACAGGTAAATATAATCAAGCTGTTCAAGAAAGAAATGCTGTAATTGCAGAACAAGAAGCTGGTCAAATAGAAAAACAAAATGAATTTAATCTTGCTAGATTTGATCAAAAATTTACAAGACTACAAGGTGAATCAAAAACTAAAATTTTAAAATCTGGTGCAGAGTTATCTGGATCTGGTTTAAGGGTTTTAAGATTTAATGCTGAACAAGCTGAAATAGAAAAAGATATTATAACTTTTAATTCTAAAGTTGCACAATCAAGAAAAATGGAACAAGCTAATTTTGCTCGTATGAATGGTCAACTTGCAAGAATGGAAGCAAGACAAGCAGAGCTTGGGTATTATGCACAAGCAGGTCAAAGTTTAATGACTAATTATGGATAACTATGAGAAACTATAAATCAGAATATAAAAATTATCATTCTAAACCAGAACAAAAAAAAGATAGAGCTGGTAGAAATGGTGCAAGAAGAATTATGAAAAAAAAATATGGTAATAGTATATTGGGTAGAGATGTAGATCATAAAGATAGAAACCCAAGAAACAATAGTAAAAGTAATTTAAGATTACAATCTAAATCTTCTAATAGATCAAGGAATCAATAATGCCAAAAATACCTACATTTACATCAACTGCTGAACCAACAACACAAGTTGGATCTGTTTCTAGTAATTTAAAATTATCACCTACTCAAACTATGGCTTCTGCATTACTACCTGCTGCTCAAGCTATAGATAGTTTTTATGTTAAACAAAGAGATAATAATGAAAAGTTAGAAGCAAAACAAAAATTTTATGAAATGAAAGTTGAGTCTGACAAGATTCAAAAAAGTCAAGAAAACAATCCAGATGAATTAAGTGCTGTAAATATTTACAATCAAGAGTTTGGTGAATATAGAAAACAACAATTATCACAAATAAAAAATAAAAGAGTAAAAAGAAAATTAGAATTATTACTAGATTCTGATCAAGCTGAAAGTGTTTACAAAGTAAAATCAAATTCATTTAAAGCATTTGAAGCTCAAAATCTTTCTATGTATAATACAGAACAAAATACTTTAGCTTCTGAATATTCTTTAGCCGATAGTCAAGAAATAAAAGATATTAAAAAAAAAGATAGAATAGAATCTGCAATTGAATTTGCAAATATGCACGAAATGGGTAAGCCATGGTTAGATAAAGAAATACAAACTATTAATACAGATAGTGCAATATTTGATGCAGATGTTGCTATTGCAAATGGTGATTATAATAAAGCAAAAGAAATATTACTTACAGCAAAAAATGTAGATGCTGAAGAAATGCAAAAAAGAATTATAACAATAGAAAAACAAAAAATAGAATATGATGCTACAGGTTTTGGTGTTCAACAAATATTAGAAGGAAAAAATCCTTTAATTGGTCCAACAATAAAAGGTACTACAGATCAAAAAATATTAAATGCAACAGATAATTATTTATTTGGTGTAGCAGAAAAAAATAACTTAAATGAAGAACAAACATTTGCTGTTGTTGATGATGCATTTGCTAAAGTAGGATTAGTATCACCAAGATACCAAGAAACAATAGAAGCTGGATTTACCGCTGGATCAGCTACAACTTTTGATTCACCTGCTGATATTCCAGAAGTATTAATTCAAGCAGTTAAAGCTGCAGAGACAGCAGATCAATTAGGAAGATTAAATCTTTATACAACAGATGAACAAGAAATATTTTTTCAAAACATAATTGTTTCAAAACAAATTCTTGGATTAAATGATTTTGATGCAATTAAAAATGCAAAAAATATTCAAATGAATTATGACAAAGCTGTTTTTACTGGAGCATCAAAAGCAAGAAATAGAACTCTTACATTAGTAGAAACTGATTTTAAAAAAACTAAAGCAACTAATATTGGAGAAGTTAAAGGTTATGCCAATAAACTTTTTGATATGTATGTTGCAAGTAATATAGATCCAAAAATAGCACAAAAAAGAGTTATATCAGATTTAGATAAAAATTTACAAATAATAGATGGTTATGCTTATATGAAAAGAAATATAGATTCTTTTAAATCTATTGGTGGATTAGATCAAGTTAAACCAATGAAAGAATATATTATTGAAAATAAAATGACAGATGAAAATCCAGATGATTTTTATTTAAGATATAATGATGGTGGTATATTTGAAATAAGATCAAGATTAGATGAATCTACAGTTTATGATAAAGATAATAATCCTATGATTTATTATGCAAAAGATTTATTTGCTCTTAATCAAGAAAGAGAATCTAAAGTTAAAGGTATTATTAAAAAAGAAACTATAAAATCACAAGCAGAAAAAACAGAAAATAAAGAAAAAAATGCTGATAATTTAGGTTTACTTGATGTAGAGGGATCTTAGTATGGCAGAAGGTACAAATTTAGATTTAATACTAAGTACCGATTATCTTAGTATTGATGATGAAAAAATTTTACAAGAAGAAAACGAAGCCAATAAAATTACATTAGGTGAAGGTATTAGTCTTGCCATACAACAAGAACAAATACTACCTTCATTACTTAAATCATATTCAAGACCAGAGTTAGAACCTGATTACGATTTTAGATTAGATGATGAAACTTTTGATGAATTAAGTAAAGATATTGATCCTCAGTATTGGGATGAATTTTCTAACGCTACTTCACTAGGTCAAGCATATCAAATTAAACAAAGAATATTAGATTCTCAAGAAGCAAATAAAAAATTATCCACACTAGGATTTACAGGTACAGCATTAAGATTAGGAGCTGCAATATTAGACCCCACAGCTTTAGTCGCAGACGCAGTAACTTTTGGTTTTGCTAGACCATTTATATACGCAAACAAAGCAGCAAGATATTCTAAGTATTTTCGATCTGGTTTAGTTGGTGCTGGTCAAGCATCTTTAATTACAGCACCTGTTGTTTTAAATGATCCGACAAGAGATGTAGAAGAAATAGGATATGCCGCACTTATGGGTGGTGCAATTACTTCTGGTTTAACTAGATTTATGGGACCAAAAAATTCATACATAAATGATTTCGATGCTAAAGCTAAAGATTTAGGAAGGTCTATAGAAAAAACTAATCTTAAAAATGATGGATATAAATTAACAGATAAAGGTGAAAAGTATTTTGGTCCAGATAAACCTGTAACTCCATCAATATATATAGATGAGGTAGATGAATTATTACCAACACAAGGAAGCATTAAACCTACAAAGTCAAATAAATATTCACCAAAAGAAAAAGAAATAGTTACAAGTCTTAAAGATGATGTTGGTGAAATTGATATACCTATTCCTAAAAAATTTGTAGCTGGAGATTCAATAGAATTTTTTGATGATGCTGGAAGAAAAGTAAAAAGAAAAGTTGTAAGTGTTAGTAGTTCTGGAAGATCAGTAAAAGTAAAATTAAATAATAAAGAAAAAATTATTTCTTTAGAAGAAGGAAGTAGTGATTTTGTTAATTTTAGAAATCCCGGATATATATTTAGAGCAGCAGGAACTAATTTTCAAAGAAAGAGTATATCAGAATTAAAAAAACAAGAGTTAGAAGATTTAAGAATAGATTTACAAGGTAAGAAAAGACAAATTGAAACTGAACAGTTAACAAATCAAGGTGCATATAAAGATGTTAGTAAAGATTTAAAAGCAGTTGAATATTCTTTAAATGTTTTACCAGAACAACAAGTAGACGATGTTATTGTTAATTTTTTTGATAGATTAGATGTAACACCTAATGTTGGTTTTGCAAAAGCTAGAGGTGATAAGTCATCTTTCTTAAGAAGATCAGAATCTCCTTTTATGAGATCAATGTCTGAAAAATTTGCAGAAGAAGCTGTAGGTAATGTTGATTCGTCAAGATCTATTGTTACTGCTGATCTTATTAAACATAATTATGCAATGACTACAGAAACTTTATTTTATAAAAATTATGCACCTGCTTTTGAAAAATTTATGAAAGAAGTTAAAGGTAAAAAACTTGTAACTAAATATGTTATTCAAGATCGTTTAGAATTTTCTAATTTAGTTGCTCGTGGAGTAAGAGGAGAAATTATTGATGTTCCCGGTGTTGCTGAAGGAGTTTTAGCTACAAGAAAAGTATTAAAAAAAATATTAGATGATTTAAAAAAAGAAGGTGTAGAAGGTGCAGCAGAAGTATTAGAAAATCCAAATTACTTTCCTAGAAAATGGTCGATTGGTAGAATGCAAGAAATGCAAGAAAAAATACCATATAATAAATTAATTAACTTTTTAAAAAATTCACTAGTTAGAGGTTCACAAGATTTATCTGATGTAGATGGTTTAAGAATAGCAAAACATATTTATAAAGTTGTTAATACTAATAAGTTTGGTGATGGTTTTTCTATTGATAGACTTTTATATACAAATGACGCAGATGAACTAAGAACTTTAATTACAGATTATGCAAACTTAGACGCAGGTGAAGTAGAAGATTTAGTTCAAGCATTATTAAAACCGGGAAGAGGTAAAACTACTGCTGTTCCTAGATTAAGAAGAAGAGCATCGTTTGATGAAAATTATGAAGAAACTATTGATGGATTTAAAATTAAATTTACAGATTTATTAGACAACAATACAGAAGGTTTAATGGGATCTTACATTGAACAAATGTCTGGTCAAATTGCTCTTGCAAGAATAGGAATAAAATCAAGACAAGACTACACAAAAGTTTTAAACAAAGTTAAAGAAAGTTATGAAATTCCAGAAATTGCAAAAAAATACAGTACAGGAGTAGGTAAAAAAAGAAAAGCATTTGAGTTAGAAACTATAGATACAATTTATAAAAATATAATTGGAATACCTACAGAAAAAAATATTCAAGGAGCAGCATCAACTGTTATGAGAAATTTAAGAAAATACAATTATGTAAATGTATTTAACCAAGTAGGTTTTTCTCAAATACCAGAAATGGGAAACGTTATTAATGCTGGTGGAATAAGAGCTATGGTAAAATATATGCCAGAGTTTAGAAAAATTATGTCACGAGCAAAAGATGGAAAATTAAATAATGAGTTTCTTGATGAAATTGAAACATTAGTTAGTGGTACTGGATCTAATAGACTTGTAGACAGTACAATAAATAGAACAGATGATTTTGCTGGTGTAACCACAAAAGTTGGTAAAATAGAAAAAACATTAGATGTTGCTGCTAGAGTTACATCTGATTTTTCTGGTTTTCATGCAGTAGATATGGCTTCAAGAAGATTAGCTGCAATTACTGCATTTGATAAACTTGCAATGTATGCAACAGGAAGATTAAAATTAACTGATGCTGCTTTAAAAAGATATAGAAACATTGGTTTTAGCGATAGTGAATTACAAGGTGTGTTTGAAAGTATAAAGAAAAATGCTACTTTTATAGAAGGTGGTTTAACTGGAAGAAAAATTAGAAGATTCAATATAGATCAATGGGAAGATCAAGATTTAGCAAACAAAATGTCTTTATATATGAGTAGACATCTAAGAAGAATAGTTCAAGAAAATAATTATGGAGAAATGTTAGCAATAGGAACTGATAGCGGATTAGGAAAAACTATGCTTCAATTTAGAAACTTTGTTATTACAGCTTACTCTAAACAATTATTACATGGGTTACACATGAGAGACTTTACTGCATTTGCTAGTGCTATGACATCTACATTTATTGCTGGACTTGTTTATGTTGCACAAACTCACATACAAGCAATAGGAAAATCTCCAGAAGAAAAACAAGATTTTTTAGATAAAAGATTATCTTATTTATCAATAGGTTCAGCAGCATTTCAAAGATCAACTTATTCTACTTTACTACCAACTTTTATAGATACAATTAGAGATCCTTTTGGAGCAGAACCTTTATTTAATTATAGATCATCTGGACTAGATATAAATTTAGTTACAGGAAATCCTACTTATCGTTTAGCTGAAAAGGGATGGGGTGCAATTACAGATATTCTTACATCAGCAGTAGATGATGAGTTTGATTTTAGTAAACAATCACTTTATAAATTAAAAGCTATCGGACCTTATCAAAATATGTTAGGTTTCACTAACATTTTACAGTATTTAATTGATAACTCTGATTTGCCAGATAAACCTAAATAATATAGACAAAGGATAAATAATTTAATATAGAGAATTAACATGACAGTATCTTCAACTACAGTAAAAAATTCCTACTCAGGTAATTCGAGTACAACAGCTTTTGCCTATACCTTTAAGATTTTTGCGGATACAGATTTAGAAGTAATTATCAGATCCTCTACAGGAACTGAAACAACCAAAACTCTAACCACGCACTACACAGTATCTGGTGCTGGAGATGCGTCAGGTGGTAATGTTACATTTACATCTGGGAATACTCCTGCAACTGGTGAAACAGTTGTTATTAGAAGAGGT